CCATCAGCATTAAGCGTTAGGTTTTCTGCGGATGATTTTATTGTACTCATTTAGGATGCCTCCCTTTAATTTCGTTTATCTTATCAACCCACGTTGTCGTGCCGTCTCGCTGGTCATCGAAGTGCATTTCCCATTGATTAAGTTGGTCGTATTCTGCTTTGCGGTTTCTTGCGTATTCTTGGGAGTCGTAGACTGCTTGAAGTCTAATTACTTCAGCATCAATCTCTGCTCGGCTAGGTTGTGTGTTTTCTGTGTCGTGCCATACAATGCTTTCATCTTGACGAACAGCAAAATTTGAGGTTGGTTTTAATGACTTAATTGCTTGAAGTAAAGTTATCATACTGCTACCTCCATAAATATAAACGTATGCGCGCCAGCACCCCAAAACTCTAAACCACCAGCACTCTGTTGCCCTGCTTTAAAAGTGAAATTTACAGAAGAAGCATTTGTAGTATCATAAAACATACCGTTCTGATGTTGATGACCAGCTGCACTAAAACTAAACTGAAGCGCATTAAGAGTCCAAACAGTTGACTTCCACGCAGAAGCAGATGTTACTGCACTACCGTTTGCTAAAGCTTTAATCCAGTAATAAGTAGGGCTTGAATCATAATAAGCATAAAATTTAAAAAAGCACAATATTTTTGAATTATTTGCTACTTTTGTAATTGTAAAATCCCAATCAGTAAGTGTAGTTTCTGTAGTATTACTAATAGTTTGGTCATTAGTAATTTGAAAATTTTGAACTTGCAACACACTACCAGCAGGTAAGTCACCCACTGTTATAGCACTTGCTTCCAGTTTAGCTGCGGTTACTGAGTCAGTAGCTAGAGTACCACTATCGACTATTGAGTCTGGGAGTCCACCGACTGATATGCCAGTTACTGTTCCACTTCCGTTAATTACTATTGCCATTAAGTTGTCTCCAGTGTTTCAATTCGTGTCGTGAGTTCTTCAATCTTAGAGATTGCTTCTTGTAGTGCTGATGTGAGTAGAGGTACGAGTTTGCTTTGGTCTATGCCTTGCATATCAGGGACTTCACGTTCACCCATTACAGCCTCGACTGCCTCGGTTGTTACGTTACCTTCTTCATCTGTGATAGCTTCAACTGCTGGGGTAACTTCATACTCCTCAGTAGTCATAGCATCTTTCTCGCCTGTGACACACTCAGGAACAATCTCTTGTGCCTCGTGAGCAAGGAAGCCATCAACTATTAAGTCTGGGTCTGCGATGAAGTTGAATCGTGAGGGGTTGAGTGCTTTGAGTCTGTCAATAGAACCAGTCATCGGTACTACGTTTTCTTTTAAGCGGTAGTCTGATGAGGTGTTGTATTGTGTTGATGAACCACTAGAAGAAATTCGACCAACAGTACCATTGCTGTTTTTAATAAACATATGGTCACTAGAACCTGTTCCATTTCTTGATGAAAATAACTGTCCCTCAATACCCCTTATCTCTACACCGTGAGAACTTGTTGGAGTATTTTGATAAGCACCAAAGTCAACATAGCTATTATTAAGAATAGTCATAGCAGTAGTCCAACTAATCGCTGCGTCTGCATTGCCTGATGGGGCTACTTGGAATTTGTGTACACCATCCCTTTGTTGATGTCTTGAAGCATAACCGTTTACTTTATATTTCTCATCACCTCTATCGTTCAAAGTATTGTTGTATTGAACTGGGTTTCCACCATCATCATATTCGTAGATACCTATACGATTTCCTATCCCTAAAAACGTAATTGGGGAACTAAGACTACTCTCAGGAACAACCCCAATACCCACGTTGCCAGAGCTGTCGATGCGCATTGCTTCATCTAGTGTTTCATCATTTTGTGATGTTGAGAATACTAAGTCTGTATTGCTTAGACTGTCATCACCATTTGCTCTTACTGCATCAATAGAAGCACCCACAGATGGGTTTGTTTCATCATCAGAGATTTTAAATAGTATTCTAGTACCATTACCGACAGCCATATCACCACTTCCAGCCGTTGTTTCAAGCATTAATACTGTTTCGGGAGTAGTTTGTCCAACACTTGATAATGCAGTACGAATCTGTAACGGCACAGTAGGGGTGACTCCAATACCAACTTGCTCACTTGAATTAATAGTAATAGCAGTAGCATTACCGTTGTCTGTAATACTAGGCGTTGCTGCTCCTAGTGTTACACTCGCATCTGGAAGTGTTATCGTTCTATCCGTTGAAGTATTCGGAGCAGTAACTGTCAGAATACCTGTTCCCGAAGCGTGTCCAGTGATTTTTATTTTTGCCATCTTATAACTCCTATACTATTACCCAAGTGCTGCCCGTTGGCACGGTGACTGAGACTCCACTCGAAATTGTTATTGGTCCAGCACTCATAGCGTTTGAACCACTTGTGATGCTGTAGTTAGCATCAATCGTATGTTCGTGTTCATACATCCCTTTGGTAGTTGTGTTGGCATCTGTGTCTAAAGTAGCCCAGCTTGCAGCCGAAGCATCTGTTGTTAAATATTTACCAGCATTTCCAGATTGAGAGGGTAGCGCATCGACATCTGCCCAAGTTAGACCACCTGTATTTCCAGATTGTTTCTGTAAATATTGTCCATTAGTACCAGAATTTGAAATTTGTAAATTATCTTCATCTACAGATTCACTAGACATATGTTCTAAGTCAATACTACCTGCTACATAATGTTCACTTCTTATTGAATCATCGTGTAGTACATTATCAATTTTAACTTTCTTGGAAGTACCACCATCATTAATGAGTAATTCTTCCTCACCATCTGTTGTGGTTAGTGCTGTTAGTGCCGATATTTTAGTTGATGCCATTGTTTACTCCGTAATAATATATGATGGTGTTGCTGAGATAGAAGCCTCTGTAACAAGATAGTAACCACTTAAATGTTCCATCTCTATTTCTTGAGCAGAACTTTCAGTAGGGTCAAACTCTCTTAGCCATTGCCTTCTGTTAGCAAGCATAGCCAAGGTTTTAGACTTTCTCCAAGGCAATCTACTCACAGTCTGAACCTCATCTTGCGTCTACCTATCCTTTGTCTATCTTCTAGACTTCTGAGCTTCTCTTTAACTTCTTCAAGTAACGGAGCATATTTACGAATAACTTGAGCATCTTTCCTAACTTTAATAGGGCCATCGCTAGGAGTGTCGTAAGTACCGCCTTTAACAGTCTTAGCTTCTTCCTTAACCTTACCCGTTGCCTTGTGCTTAACTTCATAAGTGGTTGTTTCTACCTTGCCTTTCTCGTTATGTTCTTTAAGTTGTTCACCTGTGTAGTTGGGTGCTTTAGATTCTGATTTAATATCTTCCTGTTCGTCTGTATCGTCCATCAAGGAATCAAGCATCTTCATCAACTCATCAATCTCATCAACAGCTTCAGGCTCATCAGCAAACTTTAGAGCGTTACACTCCATAAAGTGTTCTTCAGATACAGAGTCCTCATCTTCAATGTCGTAATACTTGTCGTAGGTCTCCTTGAGCATCCTCGACCATATCTCTCTAATCTTATCTTTGAATCTATCAAGCTCTAAGCTGTGAGTAGAGTCGTGTTCAGTTGTGTCTTGTAAAATGTCAAGCATTATCCTGTTCCTAATCTGTGTCTTTCTCTCATGTTCCAGAGGGTGTCTTGGTTGCCAAAGGTTGGTTTAACTTTGTTTACTGTGATAATGAACTTAGCAGGTTTGCTGCAAATATGACAAACAGCACCAGAACTCCTGTCTTTCATACGTCTGTGTTCATCTGTTATGTGTTCATCAGAACACTGGTAAGAATAAGTTGGCATATTATTTGTTAAGTTAATTCAAAATAACCCCCTCGTGAGAAGGGGCTACGTTTTACTAACTTACGTCTAGCTTGCTGGAACTACGAAAGCCAAGCCAGCATCGTCACGCATCTCTGCAACACCATAAATAGTGTCAGCAGTAAACAAGTCACCTAAGTATTCTTGTTTGTACTGCGTTTGTGAACGAACACCAACTTGCTCTGCAAAGACTAAAGCATCTTTGTGCATCAGCACACCAACACGCTCAGTACCGCCAGCATTGTTACCAGTACCACCAGATGACTTAACTGTTGGGCAGTTAGTAGAGATGAACACATCAATACCGTAAATCATTCCAATCTTGCCAGTCTTAATAGCATCACCAGAACCAATGAACTGTTGTTCAGTGAATCGGCTGATACCAAGAAGGTCGTTAGCTACAACTGGAGGAATGATTAATGAACGGTTGTCCATTGGTACATCCGCATTATCCAGTTTTAGGATTAGCGCCCTAAGACCTGCATCAGTTAAGTCTGCCTCGTTTGTACCAGTAAAGGCAGTTGTGCCTGAACCGATAAAAGCGGTGTCATAAGACTTATCTGTAGTAGAACCACCTTGGAAACCTTCCGCAAGGTCAATGATGTCAGTGTCTACTTGCTTGCTTAAAGCGTAGCCAGCATCTTGGGTATAAAACCTACGCATAGAAGCTAATGCTTGTACTTCTGCAATATCTTCAATAAGTTTTGAATACTCGTAATGCTTGTTAATGCTCACATTAACAACACCTGCTGTATCAGCAATCAGTGTTACTTGTGAACCTGCGCCTTTGGCTGAGGCTGAACCTCTGCCAGGTTTAGGGATATGAATGGTGTCACCTTTCTTACCCTTGTGTGATAACTTAGTCACTAGATTAGCAACAACTAAGTTTGTTTTGTACGCACCGACAACTTCATCTGACCAGAGTTCTGGGATAAAGTTAGCGGACGTGGTTACGGTGCTATGATTAGTACCTAAAGCCATGTTATTTCTCCGTTAATTATTATCGAACCCTTCCTTCAGCATAAGCAGACTGAATCTC